GGATGGGTTGGAGTGGTTTGCGTACACGACTTGGTCGCATCGCCCGAACGATGAGCATTGGCACTTGGTGCTTCCGCTCAAAGACCCGGTGCCTGCACATCGTTGGGCAGAGGTATGGACTCGGTTGCATGAACGCATCAACGTCGTCGGTGACCCAGCCACGAAGGACCCTGCACGCATCTTCTATCTGCCTCAGCATCCTGTGGGACGGTTTGATTGGTCGTCTCGGAAGTATGGGCATGGCGAGTTCTTGGATGCTGGGTTGGGTGAACTGTTTGTTCCTCCTCGTTTGCATGTGGCTCGTATGCCTCGAACCGTGAAGTCGCACAATCAAGCGAAGTACTACTGGCAGGATGAGGCGTGGTGGAATGAGCCGCAGGATTTGAGTCGGTTTGCTGGGATGACTCAACAGCAGGTTGCGGTGGCGTTGCGTAGTGAGTTTGCTGATCTCAGAAAGTCGTTGTCTTTGGACTGAGTAGAATTGGCGCTCATGGCCGTTGAGCGCACATTTCTTGTCAAGCTGATTGCTGACCCGAAAGACCTGCTCAAGGCGTTCGGTGAGACAGGCAAGGCCGCCACCGATGCATTCGGTGCAGCCAACAAGAAGGTCAATGAACTTCTACCAAACTTCCAAAAGATTGCCCTGGCTTCGGCAGCAGCCTTTGCTGGTCTTGCTGCGTTTGCGTCCGGAGCAGCGAAGGCTGCGATTGAGGATGAGGCTGAGCAGGCGAAGTTGGCCAAGACGTTGGAGAACGTCGTTGGTGCGACGAGTGAGGCTGTTGCTGAGACGGAGAACTTCATCAAGGCTCAGTCACGGTTGACGGGGTTCACGGATAGTGAACTTCGTCCGTCGATTGAGTCTTTGGTTCGTGCGACTGGGAATCTTGCGGAGGCTGAGAAGCAAGTTATTCTGGCCCAAAATATTGCTGCTGCGACCGGGGCGCCACTGGTTGAAGTATCAAATGCGTTGGCCCGTGCGAATGTGGATAATTTCAAGTCGTTGGTGGCGTTGGTTCCGGCGTTGCGTGACAACGTCAAAGAAGGACAGTCACTCGATCAGGTCTTTGCTGAACTGAATAGCACCTTCTCTGGTGCGGCTGCGGCTGCTGCAGAAACGACCGCTGGTCGTATGAAGATTCTTCAGAACAGTGTTTCTGAAGCGAGGGAGGCGATTGGTGCCGGGTTGATTCCGGCAATCTCTGCGGCGGTTGGTCCGTTGACCAAGTTGGCTCAACTCATTGAGGATAACGCCACCATCTTCTCGGCGGTCGTGATAACGGTTCTTACTTTCACCGGGACGATGACGGTTCTGGGTCTTGCGATGAAGGGTTATGCGGTGGCGGCTGGTTTGGCTGCGGTCGCAACTCGAGTCCTCGGTACAACTATCTCGGCCAGTGGAATCGGTGGATTCGTGTTGGCGATGAGTGCGTTGGTGTCGGTGACGGTGCTGGCAGCCAATGCGTTGTTCAAGGCTGAGAAGGCGACGAAACAGTTGCAGTCGGCAACGGCTGGTGCGGATGGCATAGTTCGGGCAGCAGGCAACTCCTACGTCTATCTCACCGGCAAGGTGCTACTACTCAACTCCAGTCTGTCAAGGACGGTCAATGTTCTGGCTACGCAGAGTAATCGTTTGGAGGAGTTGGCTCGTTCGTATGGTGTCACCACGTTCAAGACGGGTCAGTTTGATGAGAAGACTGGTGGTGCTTCCAAGACGGTGATGACGGCTAAGGAGAAGATTGCTGAGTACACGTCGGTGTTGAAGCGTGCGCAGGGTGCGTCGGATGCGTTCGGTGCAGCTCAGAAACGAGTTGGTAGCGCCCAGTTGTCGGTGGCTGATGCGAACGATGCGTTGAAGCAGGCGCAGGATGCGTTGACGAAGGCTCAGCAGGGTGGTACTGCTCAGGACATTGCTGCGGCTCAACGTTCGGTGGCTGCTGCTGAGCGTGGTGTTGCCCGGTCAAAGTTCAGTCATGAGGAGGCCATCATTGCGGTTCGTGACGCTGAACGGAAACTGGCTGAGATTCGCAAAGACCCGGAGGCTACGGCGGATGAGATTCGTCGTGCCGAAATTGACTTGGCTGAGGCAAAGTTCAATGTTGCCGATTCTGAGGATCGTCAGATTGAAACGGCGAACGGGTTGGCTGAGGCTCGACGGAATCTGCGTATTGCGACCGATGGGTTGCGTGAGGGTGATGAGGAGTTGTTGCCGTTGCAGAAAGCCGTGGAAATGGCTCAACGTCAGCAGACTTTGGCGAATGATGAATTGACTGCTTCTATCAAGGCTCAGACTTCGGCGTTGGAGGATTACACCACAGCGTTGGCTGAATTGGCTGACGCTGCCAAGAAGTTCCCGAAGATTGCGACGAATCGTCCTGCTGAGGGTTTGATTCCTGCGGTGCCTGCTGCGGTGACGCCTCAACCGTTTGCGACTGGTGCTGGTGTTGCGGGTGATAGTAACAGTCCAATCAACATCATTGTTCAGTCGGGTGTGTTGAATGGTGCTCAGGTTGGTGAGGAGATATATCAGTATTTGCGGGACTATGAACGAGTCAACGGCCCTCTGAATTTCATGGTGTAGCCGATGGCAAAGACGGCGATTTGGGGTCAAACATACAAGGTGTTGATGGACACCGGTTTGTTGCAAGATGCGTTCACCCTGGACTCATCCACACTCAACGGCCCTGACGTATTAGACGGTTCAACCGATTTCGCTGACGTCACCGAATACGTCACCAGCGTCTCCATCCGTCGAGGTCGAGCCAGCCAACTTGACACCATGGGCGTCGGACAAGCCACCATCGTCCTTGACGACAAAGCATCAGGCCGAGCATTCGACCCAGCAAACACCGCATCTCCCTACGTTCAGAACGGCTACGGCATCGCCCCACGACGCTTCGTCCAAATCTATGCAGGCACAGCCGGACAAGAACCACTCTTCGTCGGACGAGTCAACGACCTCGACATCGACTATCAGCAACCAGACAACAGCTTCGCCATCATCACCTGCGTTGACGACCTCTCCGCCCTAGGTCGCACCAACCTCACCGCCTTCAACCCATCCAGTCAACTTACCTCCGCCCGAGTCACCGCCATCCTTGACCGCCCAGAGGTGGCCTACTCAACTGCCACCAGGAGCATCGGTACCGGGGTGGCCACCGTTGGCACCGTCGCATATGAAGCCAACGACAACGTGAAATCAGCCATTGACGCAGTCATGCTCGCAGAAGACGGACGTTTCTATATAGATCGTGGGGGCACAGCCGTCTTCCAACCACGCATCACCACAACCTTCGACACGGCAGACATCCAATTCTCCGACACGCCAGCCGGCACCGTCATCCCCTATCAAGAACTCTCCGTCGGCTACGGAGCCGAAACCCTCTACAACCGAATCCAAGTCGGCGTCCAAGGCTTCGCCATCTCCACCGCAGTCGACACCACCAGCACCACCGAATTCGGCGTCAACACACTCAGCCTCTCCGACGTCCCACTCAACACCCAAGCAGCAGGCGACACCCTCGCTGCCAACCTCCTCGCCAAATACAAAGACCCCGTCGTCCGCTTCAACGAAATGAGCATCCTCGTAAACGGACTCAGCGCCAGCAACGGCCAAGCCGTCTCCATCCTTGACATCGGCGACCTCGTAGAAATCAGCAAAACCTACCAACAAGGCGCACCGGGAACCGTCACCAAAACGATGTATATCGAGAACCTGAGTCATGACATCACACCAGGATTCCATCGCATCCGACTCGGCCTAGGTCAAGCCCAACTCCTCACCCAATTTATCCTTGACACCAGCGAACTTGATGACACAACTGTTGGGCTAGCATAGGAACCCGTATGGCCAAACAAACCTTCACCTCTGGACAGGTGCTCACTGCTGCGCAGATGAACGACCTGCAAAAGAACGACTACAACATGTCGGTCAGCACAGGTACAGCGTCCTACACACTGCAAGCATCCGACAAAGGAACTCGTCGTGTGCAAAACATGGGTTCTGCTGGAACGGTAACAATTCCAAACTCCACGTTCGATGCTGGTGATGCTGTGTGGTTGCATTCAATCGGATCTGGTGTGCAAACGATTTCTGCTGGAGCTGGTCTTACTCTGAATTCTTCTGCCGGTACGGCACCGACATTGGCGCAATGGGAGGGCGGGGTCGTTTATTTCACCAGTGCGTCAGCAGCAATCTTTTTTCGAGGCGGCTCAGGCAACACTGTAAACGGTCTTGCTATCGAATATCTTGTAATTGCTGGTGGTGGTGGCGGTGGTGGAACCGCTAACTCAGGCGGCTACGGTGGTGGCGCAGGCGGCTATCGCTCTTCCGTAATCGGTGAAATGTCTGGCGGTGGTAACAGCGCAGAAGATCGCATCTATCGCACCCAAGGCACATACACGGTGACTGTCGGTGCTGGTGGTGCTGGTGGTGTTGCACCGTCATCTAGTAACAGTGCTGGTAGTGGAGGCGGTTTCTCTCAGTTTGACACCATCTATTCGGTTGGTGGTGGCGGCGGAAGGAACTCAGGCGGTAGCGGCGGTGGTCCTTCTTACCGTGGCGTAGAAGGACAGGGCTACGCAGGTGGCGGCAACGGCGGTAGCGGAGGTGGTGCTGGTGAAGCAGGTGACACAGACAGCACCAACACGGGCGGCGACGGCCTGAGTTCTTCTATTACTGGAACCGCAGTAACTCGTGCTGGTGGTGGTGGTGGAACAGGACTAAATAGTGACGGAAGCGGTGGCGCAGGTGGCGGTGGCAACGGTCAGATACCAACAGATGCGGCAGGATTACCGACAGCAGGATCAGCCAACACAGGCGGCGGTGGCGGTGCTTCACGAGTAAATACTTCCAAAGAAGGTGCGGCTGGTGGGTCTGGCTTCGTTGCCATTCGTTATCTCACTGCTTCCGCAACTGCTCTCGGTTACTCCATTAGCGCAACAGGCGCAACATCAGCATCGCCAACAGTATCGGGTTCATACTCATACTTCGTTTGGAACGGCTCAGGAACTTTGGTGATTGCGTAATGGCACACTTCGCACAGATTCAGAACGGCAAGGTCACGCAGGTCATCGTCGTGTCAAACGATGTCATCGGTGACGGCGACCACACCGAATGTGAAGAGGCAGGTCAGGCGTTTATCGCATCTATCGGTCTTACAGGTGAATGGAAGATGACTTCCTATAACGCCAACTTCCGTGGCAAGTATGCAGGCCTCGGTGACATTTACGATGCCGAGTTGGACGAGTTCGTCACGCCGACTGTTGAGGAATGAAGCGGGCGCTGATAGCGCTACCCGCCATACTCACCCTGCTCTTCGCCAACCGTGCGAACGCAGAAACCTACGACCTTGAATGTCGAGAGGTTGCGGTCAGTGTGACCGATGGGCGAGCATGGATGTGTCAACGAAACTGGAATCCACCAGGATCAAGAATTAGTGAAGAACAACGCAAGACTGTAAATGCTGTCGTCCTGCTGACAGTTGTAGCACCACTCAGCAGGAGACGACAATGAACTGGCGTCAATACATCATCGAAAACTCGTGGACGTGGGGAGGTACCTCACTCGTCCTACTCACCCTCACCGGGTCAACGCTCGTTCAAGCGTCCTTGATAACAGCCATCGTGGTTCTTGTACACTTGGCGTTGACCATACAAGGAGAGAACGGTGACAA